GGACATACACTTACACATTCCGATATGCGTGGAGAGCCCAAAAGTTTGTATCGGCATGAATATACTCCGAATCCCAAATTTAATGGAAAGACTTTATTTGAGAATTTAGAAACGGTAAATCCTTTTGTATTTAAAACAGGTAATAAAAATTGGTGGACATTTGACGGTGATACAATCGAATTTATGACACAGCAGTTTTATTGTGCGAAAATGGAGGATGTTATTACCGAATTACTTGACTATAAAAACCGTTGGCTCGGCGCCTTCAAATCTGGATTGATGTCTCTGGATTGTGAAGCACCGCTAAAACGGAACGTCGATTATCCTAAGAAAAATCACGGATTTGCTGTATTTCTGACAAATAGAAGAAATGTTGGCATTTTCAATAATGGCACCTATCATTTCAATATTACGCTTCCTACACAGTTGACGTCGCGTGCGACGATTGCGGATATGCCGTCGTTCGTTGTGCGGCACCGTGCGGTTGCTCGGCTCTTCCAATGGATTTCACCGTTTTTGATAGCGGCGTTCGGTAGCGGGGACGTGCTTGCTTCCTGCGGCTCTGGATTTCCTGCAGGGTCTCAGCGTCTATGTGCGTCACGCTACGTCTCGGTTGGTACCTTTGATACGGACGCAATGCCTACGGGCAAAATACTGACTGAGCCTTATTCGCGTGTGCCTGGTCGGTGGTACGAGCGAATCCATGATATGAGCGGGTGCGCCTATACGGTTCGTGATGCTCTCGGAGTTGATATCAACTTTAATAAGCACTGGAATCACGGTTTAGAGTTTCGTATTTTTGACTGGTTTCCTGAATCGCGTATTGAAGAGTTGTTTCGGTTACTCATCTGGATGTGCGACGAAGGATTATCAATTGGGAACACACCGCTGCCACAGGCGTCCAAAATATGGAATGGGTTGCTTGCGAAAGCCGTATGTGAGGGGTCCTCTGCGGCGTTGAGCGAAAACGAGGCGACGTTTTTTGGACTATTGTTGCGTATAACTCGTTTTAAAACCTCTATGAATATATTGGATGCCTATGCTGTGATACGTGATGAATGGCGTGATCGGTGGAATAGCTCTAAGGATTCCTGTACATCACGGATGATACAAGTGCCGCTTCCTTCGGCTGCTGTGGCTCCTGCGCCAGCGCCTGCACCAGCGCCTTTACCTTTACCTGTACCTACACTTACACCTATACCTGAAACTAAAGTGCCAGTCGTTCGCAAACGTAGGCTTTGTGGATTTTGGCCGTTTTAGGCAACAGTCTAGCGCCGACCTAAACCTTCTAGAGTGTTCTTTAGAATAAAGAATATTTTAGAATGCTGGATAGTTGGACTTACGATCCCCAATCGCCAAAGACGATTGATGATATTATAGGCAATAATGATGTTATTCACGCGACTGCCAAACTGATTCGTGAAAATAAAGCATCGCATCTAATATTAGTCGGACCCCAAGGATGCGGCAAATCTCTATTTTTACGTATTGTGCTCGCCGATATGCCCAAACTCAAGATTGATTGTACGGCAAATTCCGGTCTACGCTCTGTACGTGACAATATCCGTAACTTTGCCCGCGGCTCCAAAACTATGGACGGAAAACTACGTTGGATTGTCTTTGAACACGCCGAGGCACTCACATCCGATACCCAAGCATTCCTACGTCGTATGTTAGAAACAACATCTGCCTCAACCCGCATTATCTTCGAATGCCGTGATGCGGGTGCAATTTCTGAACCTATCCTATCCCGTTCTTCTATTATAACATTTAGTGCACCAGATTCTACCGATATGGTGTTTGAAATACAACGCCGAACAAATTATAAACTAGATAAATCCATTATTGATAAAATTGTAAAATACTCCTATGGCAATTTACGAATATCTATTTTGAATGCACTAGCTACACTACATTGTTCTGATACTCATTATGGATACGGAGATAATATTATTACCACAGTGCTAGAAAAACGTCCAACTGTTCAAAACGATGTTGAGTGGGTCAAGTGGGCAGTTGATTCTGAATCAATATGTAAAGCCGCCGGTGTTGACCTACGAGATATTTTACGTCAAGGATGGAGGCAGAATCCACTCGTAGCAAGTACATGCGGACAATGGTCCCGGCTTGGTGGAACCAGTCCACGAACACTATTTTTCGATTGTATCTCTGCGTTAAGACTACAGAAAACCAATGTCAGTCCTGAATAAAATTATGGAGAACGCATCTCTATACTCTGAGGCTCGCAACGAGTATCTCAAGCAAATGTCTACGTGGATTGTACCACCCCTCGTAGAGTTTTTTCGTAAAGAATACAATACTCTCGCCGATACGGAAGGAAAGCGTGTTATGAGTTCTTTCCAAACCTATTGCTCCGAGGTTCCCCTATGGAATCAGGATGTAATTGATAGCAATATTGGCATTATTCTAGATAACTGCCGCTGTGATTATATGGAAGAGCTGATGACGGCTGTCTTTATTGCCTACACAAAGATGCTCACGGCAATTCGTGTTAATTCTCGGCAGAAGAAACTTCAGATTACATTACCTAAGCTAGACCATTTTCTCCACCGTGTCTTTATTGAATGTGCCCGCTCTTTCTGGAAGGCTCCTTATCTCTTTGCACAGGAACTCGCCCCCGTTGAGAAGCAGAAGAATATATTACAAGCGGAGCAGATTTGTACCGAAGCGTTGAGCGGTGCAGTACGCTCCCTCTTACCGGTGAAGTCCATTCTACGTGATTACCTGGATGATGGCGAAGAGGATAAGGAAGATGAGAAGGATGAGAAGGATGAGAAGGAAGAGGAGAAGGAAGAGGAAGATGAGAAGGAAGAGAAGCCTGTTGAGGTGGTTGAGACGAAGCCTGTGGAAGTAAAGGTCGAGACGAAGCCTATTGAGGTGGTTGAGACGAAGCCTGTTGAGGTGGTTGAGACCAAGCCTGTTGAGGTGGTTGAGACGAAGCCTGTAGAAGTAAAGGTTGAGGACGTCAAATCGATACAGATTGTTGAGACACCTAAAGTTATTGCTGAACTCAAGGCTGCCGATGACAAACCTGTAGTAGATCCAACAGTTGTCCAGAAACTTGAAACAAATCCTGAGCCTCCAACAATTGTACCATCAAGTCATCAGGTTACCGACGTGCCAGTAGCTGCACCAGTTATCAAGATATCTAAGAATGACGAGGATGGCAAGAATATGATTGGAGGCGCAAGCACACCCAATGTTATGATTGATACTGAGCCATCCGTTCACTTTACACCCTATGATACTGTATTTGATGAGACATCGCAGGGTATTAGCCACATTCGTTACTCGCCAAAAGATGGTGATAATGATGGATATGACCATCCCCCGCGCCTCACCTTTGGCTCATCTGCAAACTCAATCGAGAAAAATGATGCCGAAGACTTGGAGCCGGTTGCTGTTCCTGCTGTTCCTGCTGTTTCTGCATCTGCACCCGTGGTTGATATCGACGCACCCCTCGGCTCTACGGAAGATTTTGAGGAATTGTCCTAAGGTCAGTGCGGGCTGTGATGAGCACCTTCGGTGCGGGCTGTGATGAGCACCTTCGGTGCGGGCTGTGATGAGCACCTTCGGTGCGGGCTGTGATGAGCACCTTCGGTGCGGAAGGGCGTGCGGTGCGAATTCTCTCGGCGCCCTAGAAACATGTCGTCCACGCCGTATCTAATTCTATTTACCCTCCTCGGCGGCGGGTTAGCACTTTTTATAGCAGCTGGTTGGAGCTCCTATAAAGAGAATAAACTCCCGGAAAATTCAGTGCTGTTTCGTTGGTTTGTCGCTGGTAGTTTTGCCTGTGGTGTTGCCGCCTATGCCTACCTGTTCGGCGCCGGCGGTGACCCAACCAGTATGTTCCAATCTATCGGCGAATCCTTAGAAATTAAGGAGGTCGTTGAGACCCTCACATCCGCTGTTGCCACCGGCGCCACTGCTGCAGCAGCTGTTGCTACTGTTGCTAGTGTAGGGGGTGGTGGTGAGAGTCAAAAGAAACAGAAAACATCATCCGAGAGCAACGAAGAGCTCAAAATCGGTATGCCTAATTTCTAAGATTAATTCGCAGGTACATAATTATATACTTTGATACTATCACCATCTATATTTTCCGCTGTTAGTGTAAAAATACATGCGATATTTACCCAGTCTGGACTCGGCGTCTCACGGTCCAGCGTCTGTGTAATACCAAATGTAATACCATACTCATTACTGATAAAGGGACGTACAATATAATCTACATTCTCCGTCGTAAGATAGTACCACTTATTCAAATCTATATTTGCATAATTGATACGAGAATACATTGGCTCTACGATTGGCTCGGTGGCTGTCGGTCTATATTGAATCACCGTTACATCGTCCATTTAGTTTTATATAGGTTGGGGCGTTTAGGCTTGGTCGGCTAATAGTAAAAATCTGAGTTAAAATGCGTCTCAAACGCCCGCTTATGAAACTGTACCTGAAATTCGTGGTCAGTATTGACTTGCCCACCTTCTAGACTCAACATCGGATAAATAGCCGCCTTACGTGTCGCATCCTTCGTTAGCGTCCAATCCGGATTAAAATGCGTCAAACTTGAATTTACAAGAGTTTCTTCTGCATATGCTAGATTGTACTTATCTAGATGCTTCTGCGCCGTCTTACGGTCTAACATATACATATGAGCACCCCATAGATTATCCTGATACGTCAAATATATGTAAGGATATTCAATTACACCGTGAGGTTGGTGAACATTTAGTTCTACTGGTACATATGTACATAGATAACTGAGTAGCAAGATTTCTAGATTATGCCGGCAGAATTGTAACATTACCTCAGGAAGCAATGAAGTAATATTTTTTCGTAGCCGAATATCATCCTCGCAAAAAACGCCAAAGTCCGCATCCGATTCTAGAAAGGTTTTGAGCATATCCAAATGACTAAATGTAATTCCCCACAACCGCTTAAGATTGTCTGGTGCCTGGGTCAGACGAGGATCGGTTGACAATACGGGCTCCACAAAGTGGAGAGGAATTCCCTCTGCCTGGAACTGCTCTTCCATTTTCACCTTTCGTTGGGGATTTTGAAAGGAAAACGTATAGAAATTGATTTTCATTTTCTATATGATAAAAAAGTGGAAGGTTTAGACTGATTTAGTTTTTACGTGTACAGATGCGCAACACTCTCATCCAACTGATTCTTCTTCTTTAGGAACAGGTCCACATGTTCCTTCTTAATCGTAAATGGAAGCGAGAAGTCCTTAATAGAGAATGGTACCTGCTTTGGGTTATTATAGAACCGCAGCAAGTTGAGCTTGCTAATAATCGTCTGAATACAACGCTTGAGCTCACGGACACCCGCTTCGCCACCCGTAAAGTTCTCAATAATATACTGTAGAATTTCTTTGCCAATACTTACCTTCTCATAGAGACCAGCATCCTTAAGTGCTGCAGTAATGAGATAATTCTCCGCAATAAGCTGCTTCTCCTTCATAGAGAAGCCGTTCACCTTAATATTATACATACGGTCGCGAAGAATCGGATTCACCTTCTCGTTGTTATTATGCGAGAAGATGAAGAGGCATCGGCTCAGGTCAAAATCAATACCTGTAAAGTACTTATCCTGAAACCGGTCGTTCTGTGATCCATCAGTTAAATGTATGAGTAAGTTATTGATTTCGTCACCCTTCGGCGTCTCGGAAACCTTATCCAACTCATCAAAGTAGATAATCGGATTCATACACTTAGACTGCATCAGTACGTCGGCAATCTTACCCCAAGTACTGCCTTCGTAGGTATAACTGTGACCATCTAGAAAACTC